ATGCGTGCACTGATGATGACCAAGGCACCTCTTCCTAGGCTAGCAACCCCTAGGTCGGTAGCAATGCCTTATAATCAACCCAAACCAATACAGGAGCCACCATGAGCTATATATCAAATGCAATAATCGACAATGCAGTCGATTTAATTATCAACACTAGGGATTTTTGTGGCGACGAAAAACAGGCCGTCAAAGATTTTTGCAGTGACGAGCGCATCGCCGACTGGCAAAAGGTATGGCGCATCGCCAATTTCAGGGCTAACGCCCAGTGGAACCGGTATCAAAAAGATGCCGGCGTTAATCCAAAATATACATTTTAATCGGGGGCAACATGAACTTTCAATACATCTGCAATAACCCACGCACAATCGAGGCAGAGTCCCGAGACTGCGTGGTTCGGGCGCTATCGCTCGCATTCAACCGCGCCTATCCCGAGGTGCACGAGGTATGCGCCAAGGCAGGGCGCAAGCCACGCCGTGGCATGATGCGAGCCCAAACCGACAAGGCAATCCAAATGCTCAGCGCCAACAAGGACGCCAAGCTCGAGCGATACAGTCGGGGCAACCGGTGCACACTGGCAACGTTTGCCAAGCACAACCCCAAGGGTAACTTTATCGTGATCAAGAGCGGACACGCCGTGGCGCTGATTGACGGCGTGTACCACGACAACGGCAACACCGAGGCAGGTCTGCCACGCTCGATCGTGCAGGCGTGTTTTAGGGCTAAGTAAAATCAGTGGCTCGTTCTATGAGCCACTGACCCAGTATAATAATCACATCAACAGGAGATAATATGAGCTACGATAAAGATTGCGCTAAGATTTGGAACCAACCACGCGCCGAAAATCCAAAGTATCGAATCACTAGGATCGGCTATCGTCTCGATAAGTTTATCGTGATGGCAGATCACGGCGGGTGGTCTAGCAGTGTCAGCCGTTCGTTCGACACTGAGGCAGAGGCAAAACAATTTATAGAGGGGTTAACAAAATGAAAGCACTACAAGCATATATTAATCGCATGAACAAACGCGCGCTTTATCCTGTCAGTCTCGATAGCGCAGAAGATCGTAAGCGCATCGCGCGCCGTATTGACAGCGAGTTGAGCCCCGAGAACCTCACCATGGACGGCGAGCTCTCACGCTCTGAGGTAAACCGCAGGTATAATAATTTAATCCGAGTCGCTGAGCAGTTACAGAAACTTGATCCATCAATTCAATTTTGGGAGGTGTAATATGGCAAACTTACAATTCGGCGTGCGTGAGCTAGCAAAAAAGTTCTACCACGACTATCAGGAAGAGCTCTTCAACGTGATCAACGACATCGAAGACCCAGTGCGTGCTCTCAGGTATTTGCAGGGCATCGCACGCTCTAATCAGTCGTCATGGTCGGGTGGCTTTAGCGCCACCAACATGGAAGAGCAAATCAAGCGTGAGCTCGCCATCGACATGATGGAGTATGTGATTAATAAGATGGAGTACTCAACAAAGGAGGCAGTATGATCAGTTTAAAATCATTGATCGACACCACGATCAAGGTGCGCTACGAGCCTGAGTATCAGGCCGGTATCACGGACGCAGAGGCACTAGGCGCTATGATATCGAGTTATTTTAAGTGGGATGGCGCTCAGATATTAGATGCGCTACAATACGCACTGGAGGACGCTAATTTTCACAGCGTCAACGAACAGATCAACGCAATAAGGGAAAGGGAAGACCTATTATGATGAACCTAGATAAGATTATTGAAGAGGCACAAAAGCTAGGCTACACGTTTACCATGGAAGAGGCACAGGACGTGATAGACACCAAGCCATCGTGGTTTACAGAAGACGAGACGGAGGCAGACGCTGTCGCCGATTACATAGACGCATTTGGGGGATGATATGACACGCAAGCACAGACTAGCATTTAACGCACTCAAAAAGATCAACGCGCCGGTATACGAGCGCTATGACATCAAGAACTTTCAGATCAGCGCCGAGCATAACTTTGACCCGAAGTACGGCGACACATTGTGGGCGGACTATTACGACGGGCACACGATCGGATCAGATTGGGAGTTTGGTGTCAACCCACTGATCACCAACACGTTACATAAATACGGACTCTACGCAGAGTGGATTAACGCAGGCGAACTGGGAGTGTACGAATGACCGACATTTTTATAGCAGATAGCGACCAACCATTTACCTGCCCCTACGATGGGGCAAGGACGGAGGCAGTTAGCAACAATGGCTTTATATATGTAGAAAGGTGCACGTGTTGCAGTCGCACCATTAACTTTGAATTTGACGATGAGGAGATTACAGAATGAACAGACTAATTAAGGCAGTAGAAATTTTAAAAGATCGTTACAAGCACGAGATCTACAAGGACGGCGACTGGTCTTACAATTTGTGGTCGTGGACTGTCACCATCGCAGTAAACGAAGAGGACGACAATTGGTACGACGTCGTGGCGTATCGTGCTAAGAACAATACAACCGATTGGTCGGACTATGTAGTCCTGCCATCTTATCCAGTACAATGGGAGTTAACTTATGAGTAAATATATTGTGACGTACGTACGTGAATCGTACTATTCAATCGTAATTGACGCCGAAGATATCGACAAGGCGCGCGAAAAAGCATGGGATGTAAGTCTTTCAGATTTAGAGCATGATTATGACAGTGGCGTGTTTAAAATTAACAGTGTAGTACCACAAATAGGAGTAACAAAATGACATTCACATTAGAAGACGTAAACAATATCGAGTTTGACGAAGAGATCAGCGAGGCAGATTACTACGCCTCCATACAGCGAGCAATCAACGGCGGTATGTGGTCACTTCAAGGGTCGTATGGTCGCACCATGATGGAGGCAATCGAGGCAGGCAAGTGCCTGCTCGGACTCAAGGGTGCCAGTGACTACTGGGGCAACACCATCCCGTCACGCCTCCAAGTACAGGACGGCACCAAGGGATCGTGGGAGTACGTCAAGCAACACAACGGCGTAGTATGGGCAAACAAAATGGCAGGAGTGAAATAACATGACAGCAGAGCAATTGTATGACCTATTGGAAGAGGCAGGCATCGAGTTTGACGTTGTAGAAATATTCGAGGGACTGCGCACGATTAACGTTGTTGTAGAGGAGGAATAATGGACAAGCTAACTAAAAATCAATTGGCGCTACTGAGCGATATCTTAACGCAATACTGTGAGGACTGCGACACGTCGAGCACCACGGCGCACCTAGTCGACAACATATGGCATAAAATTGCTGTAATGCACGGGCTCATCGACGACGAGCACACCACGCCTAAATTTGAACCTGCGGAGGAGGAATAACCATGGCATTCTATTACTTTGGCGACATGGAGTTTGGCGACTTTGTAAAGGGCGACGATTACTATCCAGTGGCGCTCATTCGTGCAGTGCACGACACCCGTGAGTTTGCCACCGAGGAAGAGGCGGACGACTACATGGTCGAGCAGGGGTTTAGTGGGTATGTAAACGCCGACTCTAAAAATATTGAGATATACTTTGCAAAGAAATAAAAAGGTCTGTATAATATTACTTTTAACGGAGGAATTATGAACACAATCAACGTACCATCATTTAACGAAGTCCCTGCATTCACCGACGACTTAGTCGACCAGTTGGGCGCAGTCAAGCAGGCCATCGACGAGCTCGAGGCCACAGCACGTAAGTTCAAGGCCGAGCTCATCAAGCGTGGCGTGGGCACCTACGAGGGCTCTAAGTTCTTCGCCGAGGTGCAACACTACGATCGCGCCACGATCAGCCCAACCCTCGTGCGCAAGCTCAGCAACGACGAGTTTGTCAAGCAGGTCACCGAGGTCAAGGCAATCGACGCAGTAGTAGTCAAAGCACTGGGGGTGTAGCATGAAACTGACAGTGATTGGCGCCAGTACCGAGGGCAGTATTTTTGCCTTTGGACTGTACGAGACAGTGAAAAAAGCAGAGGAACGAATCGAGAGCCTGCAAGAAAAGCACCCGAGCATTTCGTTCTTTTGGGTTAAGATAAACAAATAGGGAGGGCATATGAAGATCGGCGACGTACTACACAACGGCGCCACTGTGCTCCAGTTCAGCGACAACGCGATACTGGCGACGTGGCGCAGTAAGGTAACGCCATTCGTAACGTGGCGTTACTTTGAGAACGATCCTAGGTCAACGTCATGGGGTCACTACTTTAGCAACCTAGAGGACGCAGTAAAGGACTACGAGGAGAGAAAATGAGTAACTACAAGTACATCCTGATCGACGAGTTTGGAGGGGCTATGCGCAAGTTTGCGAGTAAGTTGGAGGCTACCCCCTACCTTACCGACGGGACGCGCCTAGAGCCCCTGCCAAAGGCTCCAAAAACGACTCTATACCAACAGGCAATGCTTACACTAGGGGAGGCACCATTTTGAAAATTGTCGCATACTTTATCTTATTACTGGCGTCGTACAGCCTATCCATTGAGTTTTCGTGGGAGTACCTGACGTGGTTTATTGTCGGGCTAATCATATTGATACCATACCGAGACCTACTGTCTCACCACCTAGGGAAATTACATGAAAGAAAATGACATACTGAGCGACTACCTCAAGTCACTGTACGGCATCGAGCCGTTGACAGTGGAGGAAGAGCACGAGCTAGCGGGTAAGATTGCCAAGGGTGACGAGCGTGCGCTAGAGAAGTTGATCAAGCACAACCTGCGCTTTGTGGTCTACGTCGTCCGTAAGATGACGGCGTGGAACCACGGCAAGGTGCCAGTGGAGGACATGGTCGCGATGGGTAACGAGGCACTGTTTACAGCAGGTCGCAGGTGGGTGCCTAAGAACAACGCACGCTTTGCCACATACGCCAAGACGTTTATTGAGAAGGGCGTACGGCGTGACCTAGACAACACGGCAAACATCATACGGCTACCGATCAATATCATGGAGCAGGTAAAGAAATTGAACTACACCGAGCGCTCGCTATCCCAAGTACTGGGACGCAAACCCAAGACGAACGAGATAGCCACGCTCATGGGCGTGACAGAGAGCAAGGTGCACCAGTTGCAGGGATACATCGCACGTGAGCCAGTCTCACTTGACCACATCAACCAAGAGAAGTTTACCGAGGAGCACTTAGATGATTGAACTAAACGAAATACAACAGAAGGCATACGCACGCTTTATCAAGGCACGCGACCGAGTCGGACTGGGCGCCGTCAAGCCAAACAAAAACTACAGTTGGGTGCCACTATCCGACTACTCGGCGTGCGTGGACGTCGCAGGCATGAACCACCCCCTATTCGTACAGAACGACGAGTGGCTCGAGTACAAGGAGGCATTCTCGGCGTGGCTAGCAGTTGAGCCTGAGTTCAGAGACAAGGAACGTATGCGCATGAGCAGGGGCGACTACGGCGCGCAGGACAGTTGGGAAGAGCGTGGCAACAAGGTCACGGACATAGTCAACAAGATCAAGGAGGAAAAATGAGGGTGATACCAACGGACGTATTTGACGACGCCGGCAACCTCGAAAAGGTCGAGTTTTACGACGAGCTCGGTGGCTTTCAGTTTCAGGCTATGTGGGACCCATCCGACGAGCAAACGGCAGACAACCGCCGAGAGTTCAGGGAGTGGGCCGAGACCATGGCAAAGCGCATGGACTACGAGGTAGCTAAGTGAGACGGGGGGACGACTACGGCGAGAAGATACGGCGTAAGTTCATCGAGTACGACCCCAAAATAGACAAGATAAGGCGCAGGGAGAACCTGCTCCTGCTAATCTTGATCCTGTACCTTGGCGGGCACGTGATTTATGCTCTATTTTTCACATTGTGAAATGAAACGAGCTAAGTCATTGATCTTCGACGGGCTCGCGGTACTTGCGGGGGTACTTTTACTATTTTTATATTTTTTTAAAAAAGAAAAATAAAGATAGAGGGTAAACTGGAATTAACCCCCGCAACCCCCGCATCCCCGTCAAACATCAAGGACTTACAGCAACTCATTTCACATTGTGAAATATCAGCACCCAAAAATTTGCATTAGTAAGTGTGAAGAAAGGAAACTATGACAGATAAACCAATTTGTTTACCCGTGCAATTCGCCACGATACCACTGGAATTGAAACGAATCCCTAGGTGGGTACTGTGGCGCCTTGTCGAGGTAGGCGACGAGGGCAACAAGCGGTGGTCTAAACTGCCAACGCAGGTAAGTGGACAACCTGCCTCGTCAACCAACCCGACGACGTGGACAGACTTCCCGTCAGTCCAACACGCCTACGAGGAAGACCCCGAGAAGTTTGCCGGTATCGGCTTTGTATTCACCTCGGAAGACAACCTAATCGGCGTGGACTTAGACGACTGCTATGACTACATCGCAGAGCGTTTCACAAATGCTGCACTGCAACATATATCCGACGAGCTACTTGGATACCACGAGGTCTCACCATCGGGCACCGGCATCAAGATATTCACGCGCGCTGATTTAGCACACGCCCACGTCGACCACAGCCAAGGCCTAGAGATCTACCCACAGGGCAGGTTCTTCACAGTGACGGGGCACTACCTAGGTGGCACGATACCAACCGAGGCGCAGGATCTCTCGGCGTTCATACCCGAGCGTGCACTGCACGTGACCGGCGACGCATTCGCGGACTACGTGCCACCGGTCGAGGGCTACGACCTGCACCGAGTCGAGATGGAGCTACTATCCAAGCTCGACCCTGACTGCGGGTACACAGACTGGATGGGCGTGGGATTCGCGCTCTTCCACCAGTTTGGTGGGGACGTCGAGGCCTGCGAGCTGTGGGATCGTTGGAGCTCGCAATCCGGCAAGTACGCATCAACCGGCATGAATAGCTGTGAGAGTAAGTGGCGCACGTTCAAGAGTGGTGGCGCGACTCTACGGAGCATCATCTTCAAGGTAAATCAGAAAGAGAGGGCGGATGCGCTCGCTCGGGGCGAGATAGTACTCGACTCGGGCGCGATGAATCACGCACGCACCTTTCTCGACGCGCTCTACTCCAGCGAGGAGGGCTACCGGCTAGTGCACTACGCGGAAGACTTTTTCATACACGCCGGCACGCACTACGAGATCATCGAGGAGGCAACGATACGCTCGAAGTTATACGCGTTCCTTGATAAGTGTAAGAAACCGGCCAAGGGCGGTGCCTTGGCGCCGTTTAACCCATCGCCTGCCAGTGTGTCGGCCTCTATGGACGCGATTAAGTCGATCGTGCACCTGCCTAATCACGCAAACACCAAGCCACCGATTTGGTTTGAAGAGTATCAGGCAAATAAGCCCGACGCGTCGAAGTTGATCAGCGTCAAGAATGGCCTCTTTCACCTAGAGGATAAGATCTTACTGCCACACTCGCTTGGGTTTTTTACACAGCACTCGCTACCATTTAAGTACGACCAAGGCGCGACCTGCCCACAGTGGGACGCGTTCTTACAGTCGATATGGGAAGACGATCAGGAGTCGATCGACGCACTGCAGGAGATCTTCGGCTACATCCTGTCGGGAGACACGAGACAGCAGAAGTTTTTTAACGTAATTGGTCCGCGACGTAGCGGTAAGGGCACGATCAACAAGGTGCTCGTATCACTATTCGGACAGCACAACACTGTCGCGCCACAATTGGAGGAGCTCTGTGATACATTTGGCTTACAACCATGGCTTGGAAAACCCCTTGCCTCATTTACTGACGCTCGTGCACCTGAGCGTAATCGTAGCGCTGTCGTTAGCCAGTTGTTGCGTATTGTGGGTGGTGATACTGTCACCGTTAATCGCAAAAATAAAGAGGCATGGTCGGGCTATCTACCAACGCGTATCATCGTATACTCGAACGAGGCGTTGCAATTAACAGAGAACAGTAACGCGCTCACCGGTCGTATGTTGGTGCTACGCATGACCAAGTCATTCTATGACAACGAGGACACCGACCTGTTTAATAAGCTATCCGGCGAGTTGGCCGGTATCTTTAACTGGGCGATGGCCGGACTTGATCGCAGGCTTGCACGTGGTGGTCACTTCGTACAACCACAGTCAGGGCGTCAGTTGTTGCTGTTGATGGAGCAGTTGGGCAACCCACTGAACTCATTCGTGGAGGACACGTTTGTGTTTGACCCAGTGTCGCAGGTTAAGAAGGACGACGTGTTCCTATGTTGGAAGAGGTGGGCGCTTAAACGTAGCCTACCACCTGGCTCGGAGATGTCATTCAAGCGCAGGTTCTTGGCCGCGACACAGGAGAAACGCATCGAGGCGGGCGAGAGCCGGTCAGAAGGTAGCCGTACCCCGATCTACTTGGGGCTACGATTTAACACATCGGCCGGCGAGTACTTAAAAACAGTTGAGACATTTGAAACGGAAGGGTATTGATGGACAACAAAGATGAGTTGATGTTTTTTGCAGGGCTCGCATTGATGGGCCTAGTTGCGCGCGGGGAGGCACCAAGCTCCGCGTCTCAGCAGGCGTGGCAGTACGCTGAGTTTATGATGGCACACAAGCCCGATGCGGAAGTTTAACTTTAGGAGGACCACCCTGCGCACTGGCTTTACTGAAATCTTTGGCGGGGTGGGTAACCGACGCATTGTGTTTATTAACAAAACCGATAAGCCAAGCCATTACAAGCGCACCAAGATGCAGATGTACCGCAGGGCCTCGCAGGGGTGGCGCAATCAAACTTACGCTCGCCTGTGTGCACTAAAGATATACGTAAGATTTGGCAAACGTAAACCATCGAGGAGGTTTGGGTTATGAACACACCGGACAGGTGGGTAATAGTTGAGGTAATAGCTGGTGACACGCACCTCTACCGCGTGTTTGGTTGTTGGTATGGTGGCTACGCTGGATCAGACTCGTGGCAGATGAATAGTGGTATTGTGGGCGTAGATGTAGAAAAGCAGTACTACGACTTTCATGGCGCCTCGGGGTCTGTGTACCGGTGCTACAAACATAATTACGGCACACACATGTACGGCACATCGGTGCTTAATAATTTGATCGCCAAGGCAAAGGAGCAGGGCACCACGATCAACATCATGCCGGAAGAAACAAACTGGAAGGAGTTAGTATGTACCACACAGTGAAAGAGTACGAAGACGCAGTAAACCGTAAACCAATGACCGACGAAGAGATCCGCGTAATGATTATCAACATGAATAAGACCAACCAAATGTGGAGCATGCGCGACTTTGTCAGAACAGTTGAAGAACATCATGGGATAAAAAATGAAACGCAAAATGATTGACCCGCCAAGCGGCTGGAAGTATGGATTTCCAAAAGAGATACCCGAGCACGTCGACAACACTGTGCAGTGGCTAATTGAGAACGGCTACCCCGAGTCGGAAGTTAAGCGACTGGGCGAAAACTTTTATGTACGAGGCTGGTGGGAGGAAAAACACGAGTACGAGATATGCAGTTTAGAAAAGGCCGAAGAGTTTGCAAAGAAGAGGAAACTGAATGAATAAACCAGTAAAGACATACACCGGGGGCAAGCCAAATTATGTAGCAGAGGCGCCGTACCAACCCGGCTATGAGGACGCCGTAGTCACGGAGCCAAGACCATTTTTATCCGGAATCTACAAGTCAAAACCCCTTACAGATCAAGAGATTGACGATATTTCGGACGGGGTTTCTCATTACATTGATACATACGCAGGCAGACGTGAGTTTGCCCGCGCGATAGAGCGGAGGCACGGAATTAAATGAAACGTAAAAAAGAAGAGTTTAGATTTACCATCAAGACACTCAGCGAGAACGAGGACGGCTCGGCTAATTGTGAGGTCGACATGGACGACTACACCAAGGGCAAGCTGATCGAGATCGGCGTCATAGCGATTTTAAAAGAGCACATCGCACAGGAGAAAATGAAACATGCAAAAGAAGCCGCCGTTTAAGGTAGTGTTTGAAGAGGGCGTGTTTGATGATCTCGCAGAGGACGCAGATCTAACACAAGAAGAGCTCGACGCGTTTATCGCGGGCATCTTTGAGTTGGCCGAAAGCGGAGAGATCTTTGACTACTCCACGCCAATCGAAGAGTTATCCGAAGAGGAGCAGGCGGAGATTATCAGCATGCTTGAATACAAACAAAAGAAGACGAGGCACTAATGAACACAAGACGCGAAGAATTATCAGAGCAGTACCCAGACCTATTGGTGATGGACCCCGACTACCTCGACTCCGCCATCATGGGCGTGGTGACACGCATTGGATTAGAGGCGGTTTGTTACAGCACCGACAAGGTAATACGTTTATTGATGGAGCACGACGGCATGACAGAGGAAGAGGCCATCGAGTACATGGAGTTCAACATGAAGGGGGCCTGGGTGGGTGAGACCACGCCAGTGTTTTTAGAATGAAAAAATACGACTACTACAAACTAGACGTTGGCTTTTATCCCGATGTGATGAAGGTATGCTTTTCAAATACTGTATTCCAGCAGATCCTAAAAGACCACAAGGTTACGATGAAGGCCGAGGCCTTGGACATTGGCGTAGCAGAGACGCACCTAATCGGCGACGGACAGGACGCGTTGGTGATCCTAGTGTTTAACTTAGAGGCACTCACCGACGGCATCGACGAGGTAGTCGGCGCTATCGCGCACGAGGTCAGCCACGCAATTGATCATTTGGCCGAGTACATCGGCGAAGATGATGGCATCAAGGGGGAGACGCGCGCCTATCTTAGCGAGTCACTGGTACGACAATTGTTTAAGATAACGATGGCGGAGAAAAATAATAATGCTAGAAAAGCAGATCGAAAAATATCTCGTAAAAAGGGTAACACAAAGCAAGGGGCTAACGTTCAAGTGGATATCCACAGTGGCGGGGGTGCCGGATCGGCTAGTGTTTCTGAACAATCAGGTCCACTTGGTTGAGCTAAAGACAGCAGACGGAAAGCTATCGGCCCGGCAGATCTTAGTATTTGACCAGCTCGGCGAGGCCGGCTTTCCGGTGTACATACTACGATCATACGAAGACATTGAGGAGTTCATCCGTGACGCGACCACCTAAACCAACCGACTACAAACACGGCGATATCCACCATCCGACCGGTAGAATTTTTATTGGCTATTTTTGGCAAAGTAATTATTGGTACCCAAAACTATACCACAGCAAAACGAAAGAAGACGCCCACATTGAGATAATGTATAAAAACGCGCTTCACCGGGCCCGTCGAGATAATCTACCGTTTGATATTGACATTGAGTACCTTAAGTCAATTAAGACAGACAGGTGCCCCATATTTGATATGGAGCTATCATGGGGCAAAATTGGAGAAGGTCACGCAAATACAGAAAATGCGCCGTCGTTGGATAAAATAAAGTCTGAGTATGGCTACGTCAAGGGTAACGTCTGTATTATTAGTAACCTAGCAAACAAAATAAAACAAAACGTAAGCTACAAAGAACTATACAAAATTGCGGATTGGTTATACGAAAAATATAAGGAAGTGGAAAAAAATGTTAGACCGGAACAGCTTACACCAATACCAAAAAAATCTAATCGAGCAGGCCAAGACAATTCCCAGCTTGGGTTTGTTTTTACCGCCGGGCCTTGGGAAAACAGCGACGACGCTAACGATTATCGCGGAGCAACTCAAGGGGAAAACTCTTATCGTAGCGCCAAAGAGGGTAGCGGAGACAGTATGGGACACGGAGGCAAAGAAATGGGAACACCTGCAACACCTAAAGATAGCAAAGATACTCGGGACACCGGCTCAACGGTTGACAGCGTTGAAGAGTTCTTCGAACGTGTACGTAGTCAATCTCGAGAACTTGATCTGGTTGTTGGATCAACCAAAGATGCAATTCAACAATCTGATAATCGACGAGTCGAGTCGCTTCAAAGATCCTTCGACGAAAAGATTCAAGAGCTTGAAAAAACACTTAAAGAGCTTCGAGAGGCGCATTATCCTGACAGGCACCCCTACCCCCCAAGGGATAGGTGATCTCTGGTCCCAGGTAGGTATATTGGACCTAGGGAGCCGTTTAGAGACGTCCCTGACCCGGTTCAGAGATAAGTACATGGAGCCGGACCAATTTAACCGCCATACACGCGTGGTATATAGCTGGAGGATAAAGCAGGGCATGGACAAGGTTATCCAGGACAAGATCGCAGATATTTGTTTTAGTCTAAAGGCCGAGGATTATTTGACACTACCAAAATTAACCGAACTGTATCACAAGGTAGACATAACCACGGCAGAGCGTAAACAATACGACACACTTAAAAAGGACATGGTCGCCAACATTGGATCGGAGACAATCACCGCGCCAACGGCCGCGGCCCTAGCCGGTAAGCTATTGCAGTTCACATCCGGCGCAGTCTACGCAGAGGATGGATCGTGGCAGGAAGTCCACCGCGCCAAGCTGGAGTACCTCGAGTCGATTATGGAGGAATCCTCGGCGCCCACGCTGGTGTTCTATCACTTCAAGCACTCACTGCAACGGATCCAGGATCAATTCCCCCACGCAGTGGTACTAGACGATAACAACATCCAGGCATGGCGCGATGGTAAGATCCGTATGCTATTAGCCCACCCGCAGTCTGGTGGCATTGGCTTGAACTTACAGTGCAACGTAGGTGAGACGGCGCAGACCGTCTGGTATGACCTACCCTGGAGCAGTGAGAATTATATCCAGGCAAACGCACGGATCTACCGCCAAGGCCAAGAGAAACCCGTCATTATCCACCACCTAGCCGTGTCTAACAGCATCGACGAGCAGGTAATTAAGGTATTGGACGGAAAAATAAATTTGCAGGATGCCCTGCTGAACGCCCTAAATTTTGCATTAGTATAGTTACGTATGAAGAAAATCACAATATACAAAGTTAGCGCAACAGCCCCGCGACTCAGCGATGAGGACCCGGACCCAATCGAGCAAGACGAGAGCGAGGGCATATCCTCGAACATTATCGAGGGGTGGCTACCCTGGGACCCGGAAGATATCTCAGACATACGTCGACTGATATCAGATAAGTTGCCACCCAAGCAACAGTTTATTATCGAGTCATTTTTAGACGGGTTAACGTACACAGACGTTTGTGTGACAGAGAAATACTGGCGCTATCATTTTGCTAAGGGCATCGAACTTATCAGGAAGGAATTAAAGCTATGAGCCACTTTATTGTAGAGTATTTATACAAGGACAAGTACATGATGGAGACGCTAATGGGCGTCGAAGACATTGACCTGAGCCACAGTCGGTTTGAGAAGTTGATGGGCGTCTGGCAGTGCGAGACAATGGACGAGGTAACTACGATGCAAACACACCTAAGGGAGATGAGACGTGAACGATCCAGTAAACAAGCCTAAGCACTACACGGCACACCCCAGTGGTGTGGAGTGCATACAGATCACCGAGCACATGGGCTTTTGTTTGGGTAACGCAGTGAAATACATTTGGCGCGCCGACCTTAAGAATGATGCAGTGGAAGATCTACGTAAGGCACGGTGGTACATTGACAGAGAAATAGAACGGAGATTAAAATGATTATAGGCATTGGAACGGCACTAATGATTACCGGCATATTGGCATACAGCGTGGTAGATAATTTTAAACCAGAATGCGAGCCCTGGAAACGAATAGTTATCAATTGCATTATCACGCTTGGCGCGACGTTAACGCTCATGGGGTACCTACTATGATACAGGGGCTAACCATCACGGTAGACTGGGACACGGCCGATGCAATTATGGAGGCACACCTACTAGACACGTATCACTCGCTAAACGACAACATAAAGGTTTTAAAGTCTAAGAAGAAACTAAAAGACTTTGAACAAGAAGACCTAGAGCAGTTTGAACGCGTGTTAAAAAACATTGAGGCCGTCGGCGAGTGGTATGTATATGACTTTGACAAAAAGAAACGGAAGAAAAAGAAATGAACCTATGGAGCGAGTACGATCGGTTTGACCTGGAGCAAGACATTATGAAATGCGCCCAAGTCGAAGACTACCTAGACGAGTTCTTACGGCAGTACTTAGACAAGGCCGAGCACATGACAGAGGACGACGTGTACAACTACATCAGTGGAATTAAGTACGCGTCAAAACTTCAGAACCAAAGACTGTGGGATGGATTTGAGCAGATGGTGCACAACGGCCACTTTGTACAGTTAGCTAAGTATAAGCCAGATGTGGACGTAGAACTTAAAATAAAAAAAGGTAAAAAATGAGTAAAGACCTATTAGATGATTTTAACGTGACGCTAGAGTTTTCTGTAAAGGACATCAACACGCTGTTAAATGTGTTGGCGCAGTCACCGTTTATTCAAGTTGTTAACATTATTAACGCAATTCAAATACAAGCAGGTCCCCAGGTTGAGCAGGCAAAGAAAAACCTAGAGGCCGTTGAGAAGGCGCAAAAAGATGAAACTTAAAGATTTGTTGGACCGGGCTGGTATCCGTAACGATATAGACAAGGCACTGGAGGACAAAGAAGCGGCCAAGGAGAAGCAGATCCAGGAGATGGCCGGGGCAGTGACCCGCCTAATCATCAACGAGTCAATTAAGGAGGCCAAAGCTCGCGCTGCAGAGCGTGACAGGCTATTAATTAACCCAGATGGGGCGGAAAAGAAGTAGATTTTGCATTAGTAGATATAGGGCTAGTAAGCTGTCGGGAGACACCCGAACGCCTTATTTTACATACACAAACACAGGAGATTTACAATGAACCCATTTGAATTACGCTATGACTTACTCAAGACCTCCAAGGAGTTCTTAACCGAGCAATACAACGCCCAGTTAAAGGCGTGGGAAGTGGCAGACGAGGCAGGTAAAAAACTGCTCGAGAACGCGCCCAAGTTCCCCACAATGCACGAGATCATTGACAACGCCGTGGAGATGAACAAGTTCATCAGCACCACGATCGAGGCTCAATTGGTTGACGGCGTTAAGCGCTTTAACCGCATCACGGCAGTATTTTAGTATTGGTTGCGACTTTTTTGAACCACTTTACAAAAAAGTCGCGACTTTTTTACAATGGGGTAGGTAAAGTTTTGACGAGGGGCCAAGGCTAATATGCAACCCAGCGGACCACGGGGCAGTACCGTGCTACTCCACCAATTAATCATCGCGTCCATCGCTCTATACTTAACCTACCGGTTAGGTTTAGAGCTTTGGTGCATAACTTATGGGATATTATATGGCAACTAAACCTGGCCTATACGCCAACATCCAAAAAAAGCGTGAACGTATCAAGGCCGGAAGCGGCGAGAAGATGCGCAAGCCTGGTGACCCTGGCGCGCCCACATCCAAGGCATTTAAAGACTCTGCAAAGACAGCTAAAAAATAATGGCAACTAAAAAAGCAAACCCGTCCAAGTACGATCCAGCCATGTGCGATCGCATGATCGAGCTGGGTAAGCTAGGCGCGTCTCAAAAGATGATCTGGTCCGACCTAAGCATTTCAAAGGGCACCGCGGAGACCTGGAAGAAGAAGTATCCAGAGTTTGCCGAAGCCCTGGACCTATCCCTGGTCCACGCACAGGCGTACTGGGAGCGCGAGCTACTGGCAAACGTCGACAACAAGGCATACAACAGCCGGCTGGCCGAGATTGCCCTACGTGGCCAGTTCCAGCAGGATTACAGAGAGACGCGGGACACTAAAATAGAGGCGAAGATCGAGGCGAAGATCGACTTTAATAAAGAGATAGCAGATTTGATTAACGCATTAAAGCAGTAACCATCAATGGACGAACGGGGTAGCTCCCCTGCCGGTGCCTGATCACTGGCTAGTCCACCAACTTACTATCAGGAGTATCAATGAAGAAATGCACCAAATGTGGCATTGAAAAGCCACTATCTGAGTATTACAAAGACAAATCACATAAAGATGGGCTTGCATATAAATGTAAGCCTTGCGCAAACACGGCAATCGCCACCTGGAAAAGAAATAATCCAGAACAACATAAAATACACCAAAAAAGACGAGATTTAAAAAGCAAATATAACATTTCTATGGAGAAATTTAACGAAATGTTATTGGTTCAAAACAACAAATGTAAAATTTGTAATACAGAGTTTAAAACTGAAAAAGGGACGCATATTGATCATTGCCACACAACAGGAAACATAAGGGGACTTCTTTGTGCGAATTGTAACGTACTTTTGGGCATGTCAAAAGACTCTATTGATATTTTAAAATCCGCCCAAATATACCTTAAAAAATATAATTCAAAATTAAAGGAAAAGTAGCTCAAAATTTGCATTAGTAGTAATAGACTAAACTGAATTGAAAGAATAAGATGACCGCACACGCTCTTTTATCTGCCTCCGGGTCTAAACGATGGCTAACATGTACGCCAAGCGCCAGACTAGAGGCAACACTCCCCGAACCAAAGAAAAATTCAGATGCGTTTGATTTTAGCCAGGAGGGCACCACTGCCCACACACTAGCTGAGATAAAGCTCCGCCAACATTTTCAACAAATTGGAACCGAGGAATATGAAACAGAATACAACGCAGTTAAAAGCACACCCTACTACAACGACGATTTCGAGGCTAACGTCGATAATTACGTTCTATATGTGCGTAGCCAAATCGGTGAGGGTGATACCCCGCTCTTTGAGCAGCGTGTGGACTTCTCTGACTGGGTGCCTGATGGATTTGGTACGGCCGATGTGGTTATACTTTCTAAGCACACCATTCGCGTCATCGACCTCAAGTTTGGAAAGGGTGTGCCTGTCTCGGCGATCGATAACACCCAGCTACGACTATATGCGTTGGGTGCTTATGCCAAGTTTAAAGAAGAGTATCCGGACATCAAAGAGGTATCCTACACGATCCACCAGCCTCGCCTGGACAGTATCAGTACTGACGGCACCACCGTTAATAAACTCATAGACTGGGCCAATTACTTTGTAAAGCCCAAGGCTAAGAAAGCGTGGAGTGGGTCTGGTGAATTTATTCCAGGCGACCATTGTCAGTTCTGTCGTGCAAAGGCACAGTGCCGCGCCCGCTCTGATTTCAATACAGAGCTAGCCAAGCAAGAGTTTAAAGATCCGCCACTGCTAGATGACGAGGAACTAGCCAACGTGCTAGCCAAGGCGCAGGACCTACGGACCTGGGTAGCGGACGTTGAAGAGTACGCACTCGATAAAGCAGTCAACGAGAACAAACTACCGAACGGATTTAAGTTATCGACCACGGTAACGCACCGCAAAATCACCGACCAGCTACTAGCGGTTGAGGTATTAAAAGAAAAGGGCGTGCCAGAAGAACAGCTCTGGGAGGCACCAAAGCTCAAGTCAATCGCGACACTAGAAAAGCTAAGACCAAAGGGCCAGGTTGTGGCGTGGCTAGGCGAGCTAGTGCAGCGACCAGAGGGATCGCCCAAACTGGTCCGCGTCCAAGAGACCGCGTCGGAGGACTTTAAATGAGCACATGGCTAATAGCTGCAATGGGCTGCGTGTATTTTATCGTGGCGATCGATCAATTTTTGAAGGGCGGCGTTGGTACGGGCATCATGTTTATAGGTTACGCAATTGGCAACGCGGGGCTCGTACTGGTCGCAAAATAATATGAAGGAAAAATTTTACGGTGCGGAGTTTGATATCCCGGACCTAATGATTGATAAGTATATTAAAGACTTTGATGGATTATCTGGACGTGGTCTTAGGCATGAGGTCAATATGCTCCGCGACTCAATCGGTAATATATTTGACGTGGTGGCAGAAGATCCCGAGATGCTACACGAGCCAGAGTACTTAGTTGATTTTATCCAGGCAATGGCGATGAAGAAGGCGATGGAGAAACATGGGATATTCTACGACGCATGAAGAGAAGTTATCACAAGAAGAGCTGTCAAAGATCCAAGACACCCAAGAGCAAACACTTGCGGACTACTACAGAAGACGGTTGCAATATTGGGATTATCGTATTGTGAAAAATATAAGTGAATAAGTTTGCATTAGTATATTTAGCAGAGGGTAGACGAACTGGCCCCTATTGAAGTCCAGTTCTACAGTTATAAAGGAATCAACATGGCACAAGCCACTACTAAAGTAAAAGTTGTAACCGGTAAAGTTCGTTTCTCATATGCGAACGTATTCCAACCCGCCTCCTCAATCGAGGGTGGCACACCGAAGTACTCCGTATCAATCATCATCCCCAAGTCTGACAAGGACACCATCGCACGTCTCCAGAAAGCATTTGAAGAGACCAAGGCCGCGGCGTCTGCATACTTCGGTGGCGCGGTACCCAAGAACTTAAAGGGTGGCCTGCGTGATGGCGACGCGGAGAAGGACGACCCAGCGTACGCTAACAGCTACTTTATCAACGCAAACTCGGCACAAAAGCCTGGCGTTGTTGACGCCGACTTGAACCCGATCATTGACACAAGTGAGTTCTATAGCGGGTGTTATGGTCGCGCATCAATCACGTTCTACCCATACAATGCTCAGGGTTCTAAGGGCATCGCATGTGGTTTGAACAATGTTCAAAAACTAGAAGACGGCGAGAAGTTAGGCGGCAGTACTACCGCAGCAGCAGACTTTGCCGTATAAGGAAAATATGCCACAACAAGTAAAAGGAACAAGGACTGAACAGTCCTTAAAAGAAGCATTTGCCGGCGAATCCAAAGCTAATCGTCGTTACCTCTACTTTGCAAACCTTGCAGACGTAGCAGGCGCCAACGATGTAGCCTCGGTATTTCGCTCAACGGCGGAAGGTGAGACGGGCCACGCCCACGGTCATATGGAGTATTTGATTGCCGGCGGTAGTGGTGATCCTGAGACTGGCTTGCCCGCCAAAACCGTTGAAGAGGCATTGAAGTCGGCTATCGCTGGTGAGACACACGAGTACAGCGATATGTATCCCGGCATGGCCAAGGTCGCACGCGACGAAGGCTTTGAAGAGATCGCCGACTGGTTTGAGACGTTGGCAAAGGCTGAACGCAGCCACGCCAATAAGTTTACTAAGACGCTTAACGCATACTTAGAAAACGCTTAAGTAGTATAGTAGCGCGAGGGAGTGTCCGTAGAAACTGCGGCCTCCCTTTTTCATCAACCCATACAACATAGAGAACAATAAATGGATCAGTACCAAGAATACATTGCCGCCAGTAGATACGCCCGCTTTCAAGATGACAAGCAACGCCGAGAGACCTGGGCGGAGACAGTAGATCGCTACGTAGACTATATTTTTAGTAGAACACCGGCGATAAAAGATAAAACAGAATTACGAAATGAAATTTTTGATGCTATCCATAACCTAGATTTGATGCCGTCCATGCGCGCCATGATGACGGCAGGAAAGAGTGCTGATCGTGATAACACCTGTGTCTATAATTGCTCGTATCTCCCGGTGGATGACCCCAAGTCGTTCGATGAGGCAATGTTCATATTGCTCTGCGGTACAGGAGTCGGATTTTCGGTGGAGGCTAAGTACATATCCAATCTGCCAGAAGTGCCTGAAAAACTATTTGACTCCGAGCACACCATCGTCGTCCACGACTCCAAAGAAGGATGGGCAAAATCACTCCGCCTGCTCATTGCACATCTCTACGCAGGCGAGATCCCTAAGTGGGACGTCTCTTCCATCCGACCTGCCGGAGCAAGACTCAAAACATTTGGCGGAAGAGCTTCAGGGCCGGAACCATTAGTCGACCTGTTTAAGTTTGCGGTCAACACGTTTAAGCACGCGGCCGGCCGTCGTCTGCACTCGTTAGAGTGCCACGACCTGATGTGTAAAATTGGTGAGGTAGTTGTCGTGGGTGGCGTGCGCCGCTCGGCAATGATCTCGTTGTCTGACCTTGACGATGAAAGGATCCGTCATGCTAAAGCTGGACCCTGGTGGGAGACTGCACCTCACCGTGCGCTCGCCAATAATAGCGCGGTGTATAATGAGACTCCTACCGTTGGAAAGTTTATGGAAGAGTGGCTATCTCTATACAATTCACACAGCGGAGAGCGTGGCATATTTAACCGTGAGGCTGCCAAGAATACCGTTGCTAAGTACGGACACCGTGATCCTAACTTTGAGTTCGGAACTAACCCCTGCTCAGAAATTATTCTTCGGCCCTACCAATTTTGTAACCTTACGGAGGCAGTGGTAAGACATGACGACACTGAGGAAACGCTTCTTAGAAAAGTACGAATCGCTTCGATTCTTGGCACAATCCAGGCCACTTTTACAAAGTTTCCGTATCTGCGCAAAGTGTGGCAGCGTAACACCGAGGAAGAGAGATTGTTGGGAGTGTCGCTTACAGGCATTTACGACAACCCTCTACTAACAACACAGGGAGATAAATTAAATGAGTTACTATCACGACTTCGAGAGGAGGCTCGAAGAGCCAATGAGGAATACGCAGCTCTGCTCGGAATACCTAAGAGTGCTGCGATCACTTGCGTTAAACCATCCGGAACCGTCAGCCAACTTGTTGATAGCGCATCTGGAATACACCCAAGACATAGTAAGTTCTATATCCGCAGAGTTAGAGGCGATAAAAAAGACCCTCTTACACAGTTCTTAATTCAACAAGGGATCCCCAATGAGCCATGTGTTTACAAACCTGATCAAACGATTGTGTTCAGTTTTCCGCAAAAAGCCCCAGCAGGAATCACAAGATCCGACGTCACACCAATGGATCATCTCGCCCTATGGCTTACATTTCAACGACACTGGTGTGAGCATAAACCCAGCGTCACGATCTCCGTCGAAGAAAAAGACTGGCCAACAGTCGGCGCGTGGACCTGGGAAAACTTCAGCGAAATCTCAGGGGTCTCGTACCTCCCGTACGACGGCGGCACCTACCGCCAAGCCCCGTACGAAGAGTGCACCGAAGAAGAGTACAACGAGCTCAAAGCCAAGGTCCCAACGATCAACTGGAACGAGTTCAAAGAAGTCACAGACAACGTCGAGGGCGCGCAACAGCTAGCATGTAGCGCGGGATCGTGTGAGATCTGAGCCTTGGAAGTGCCCACCGCTCAATTTGTTTAACTGGAGCATCGCCTGGCGGTGGCGTAAGTAATTTCACATGGTGGTGATTTGGGGAGCTTCGGCTCCCCTCTTTTTTGCATTAGTATAATTGCCGATACGTCGGACAGCCTAAGGAGCGCTATGATATATTCGATTGACTTTGAGACACGCAGTAAGGCAGACCTGCCAGAGGTAGGCCTTGACAACTACGCCAACCATGAAACCACAGAAGTCCTGTGTATTGCGTTTGGCACCCAACCTGACAATGTAATTGTCGCTCTACCGCTTTCTTGGAAAGCGCTTCAACCACTAAATACCCTTTTAGAGCATGTACGCAACGGCGGCAAAATAGCAGCCTGGAACGCCATGTTTGAGTACGCGATCTGGAACTGTGTATGCGTACCTAAGTACGGGTGGCCACGACTAAAGCTCGAGCAGTGTATTGACACCATGGCCGTAGCCGCGGCCAATAACATACCACAGGGCTTGGATGAGGCCGGCGCCTTTATGGACGCCCAGTACCAGAAAGACCCCATTGGCAAGAGGCTTATTCAAAAGCTCTGTAAACCCAATAGCAAGGGTGGCTTTAATGACGACCCCGAGCTATTAAAGCAGCTCTTTGATTACTGTGCCCAAGACGTACGCACGGAGATGGCCCTAGGAGCCGTTTTAAGGCCCCTAGAAGACGTCGAACAGGCAGTCTGGACCCTCACCCAGCGGATCAATACAAGAGGCGTTCCTGTGGACCCTAGGGAGCTCCAAAATGCCGTCCTGGCAGTCCAAAGGGCGCAGGCAGCCATAGACCGGGAATGTCTCGAGTTGACCGGCTGTAAGCCAAGCGAGCGTCAAAAGCTCTTAGATTGGCTCAACGCCCAGGGCGCCGGGTTGGACGACCTGACCGCCGAGACCGTCTCAAAAATGCTGCAGTGCAGCATTCACACGCGCGTAAAAAAAGCGCTGGAGCTAAGACAGGATGGTAGCCAAACTAGCGTGGCTAAGTACGCTAAAATGTTGGAGGTACAAAGAGATGGCAGGATCAGAAATACGCTTGTCTATCACGGGGCTAGCACTGGGCGTTGGGCTTCTCGTGGTGGACTTAACCTACAGAATATCGCTCGGCCTAATCTATCCGATGAAGAAATTGAGAGATGTATACCTCGAGTTTTTGATCAGGCGACTGGTAGCATGGGAGAGCTATCCTCTCTTGTTCGAAGTGGAATCAAGGCGCCGGATGGAAAAACCTTTGTGGACGTTGATTTCTCGTCTATTGAGAACCGAGTAGGTGTCTGGCTAGCCGGACAAAAAGATAAGATCGAGATGTTTAGAAAGGGATTAGATGAGTACAAGACATTCGCCTCCACCTCCCTATACAGAGTCCCGTATGATGCGGTTACGAAGGATCAAAGACAGGTTGCTAAGTCGGCAGTTTTGGGCGCGATGTTTGGTCAGGGCGCTAAGGGCCTAGTCAAATACGCGGATGGGATGGGGGTTAAGCTCACGGAGGCGCAGGCAAAGAATGCGGTAGATAACTACCGTGGCTCGTACGTAATGGTCAAGGAGCTATGGGGGGCGTGCGAGAGCGCGGCGATCCAGGCCGTGGAGAACCCAGGGTCGCCGTTCGCAGCGGGCGCTAAGATTATATTGAAGTGCGCGAAGGGTGCGCTATGGATGCGCCTACCGAGTGGCAGGCTTATCTGTTGGCAGAGGCCACAGCTCGAGTTGCTCACCACACCCTGGGGGAGTGAAAAGCTCGGCGTTACGGTCCACAGCCAGAACACCTACAGCCGGCAATGGACTAGGAACGCCATCATCGGCAGTAGTATCTTCCAGTCCGCGGTACAGGGCACCGCTCGGGACTTTCTTGCCGTGGCTATGCTTAACCTTGATAAAGCCGGTTACGAAGTGATTAACAGCGTGCATGATGAAGTCTTACTCCTCGTTGAAGAACAAAACGGGGAGTCCGCAATGGCCGACGTAATCAAGATGATGACTACGCCACCGTCGTGGGCTCCCGATTTTCCTCTCGCAGCGGAGGGCTGGCACGGCAAGCGCTACCGTAAGTAATTACTTAGGTATGGAATAGTAGCGGTCTCCAATTTTTACAATCTTGGAGCCGCGCTCTTTCTCAGCCTGTTCGGCCTTGTCAAATGTCTCGTGTGCCTTGCCCTTTAGTATTACGTAGGCATCCCTTGGCAAATCTCTTAGCATGCGCTCATCGTCCGATGTCGGCGCGACAGATCCCCAGTGACCCAAATCTTCTCCGGTACCAGTCGGGCCCATGCCGTATGCCATGGCTGTCTGGTAATCATAACCGGCGCCCTCTGGGCTAAATACACTACCACCCTCGGCCTTCATAAAGTCTGGCGACTTGGCGTCTTCGGGGTTGTACTTGGCAAACTTGCCACGAATCTTTGACGGGTCTAACACGCCAACGTTTTGGTATCCAGACTCGTTAACGTCAAATGTCTTAATGCCACTCTCGCGTAGGTGCTGTAAAAATGCCGGAGACTCCATGGTGGTCCAGTTAGAGTGTGGGTCCTCTATCCTGGATTTAAACTGGCGCGCCATCTTGGGATCGTCGGCGTATTTCTTAGCCACGTAGGCCTCGATTAATAGGCGCCCCTCCGGTGACATTGGATCAAAATGATTTGCCATGTCCACGCTAACTGGATACATCGTGGAGCCTTTATTGTAACTACCAAGCGGGATTGCCTCGCCGGTCTTTAGGCTAATGTATGGCCCCTTACCTGCGGTAAAACTATCGGCAAACTTAGGGCTCTTGGTTACAAATGTAACACCAGGTGTAACAAAGTCAACATCGCGCACGGTTGACTTCATTGGGTCAAATGCTTTGATATTTGGGTTTGGGCTGCCGTGATAAAATCCGGTGGTAAACCTTTTCTTAAACTCTTCTACGGCTGCCTTCATTTGTGCAGGTGTTGGCTTTGGCATTTAGCACTTCCACTTACGTAACGCTTTGTTGATACGTGAATCTGGATCGTTTGCTGTTTTGCTAGAGGTTAGCTTCTTCTTCATCCCGCCCATCCTGGCGCAGAATGATTTCTTACGTGAGCCACCCTCTGGCTGTGGTGCCTTTAGCTCGCCGCCAGTCTCGCGCTTGTACGATGCGCGCCCCAGTGCGTTCAAGCCACCCGATGGGCTTTTGCCCTCTGACCTTTGCCATGCTGGTGTTGTAGAGCCGCCTTTTTTAAATGTCTTACCGGGAAAATCTTCTAATAACAAACGGGGGTCGTTCCAGTCGGTTGTCTCAATATCTTTTTTAGGCACAATAACTAACGGACCAGATTGTAATTTTTCACCAGACGTCCAAATGGGGCGATCGGTTGCCTTGTCATAGAACTGCGAGCCAACGCGTGGGTCCATACCGATCTGGGTATAGTTGGGATCTTTTAACATCTCGGCCATCATGCGGCGAACTTCGGCGTCACCGGTGCCAACGTTGGTGCCCTTCATCATAGCAAACGGAGATTTTGCTGAACCAATTTGTACACCCATAGGTGTAAGCGCTTGCTCTTTAGTGCCAAGACCAACACGATACGCTTGATTTGGTTTGGAGCTAAATGTTACGTCCGATAAATGTCCAGTTCTGTTGTAGCTAAATGGTTTACCTTTAACATCGTGCACAGTGTCCACATAAACGGACGGGTCTTTTTCATAGGCCCGTATATCTAAACGATTACCAGTTTGCATACCCACCGGCACATCTACAAATGCTTTAGGTCTCTGTTGGGTTGTTAACGCATTAATAACTTGCTCATCGGTATAATATGGTGGCAACTCGTTCCATTGCCTAATTGGCAAATACTGACGTGTTACGGCCATCTGCTGCTGTTTGGTGATGTTGCCCTTTAGGTACTCTTCTAAGGCCTCGGCTATTTTTTTGTATTGGCTAATCGAGTACTTGGCAACCTTTGGCAACACGCCGGCCTTACCGCCGCCATCAAAGTTCTGTACGGGGCCGCCTTCGGCATGACCAGACCGTTGTAATTCCTTGATCCACTCCTCGGTCATTTTTTGTCGTGGGTACACGCGCTGTAACGCGCCCTCGGGCTTGTACCCAAGTGTGTGCTCAAAATATCCCGGCTGTGGTAACGCGCCAGATTTTAACGGGGCAGTTCTGCCCGTATCTTTGCGCCACTGTCTCTGAAAATCCATAAGCGCCAATTCACTCGGCGTTGGTGTATAGGTCACGCCTAAATCTTTGCCGAGTAGTTGGTATGGATACGCCGCGTTTAGGTCTGGACGTGGAACGTTTTCAACGTCGCCGGTTAAACTAAACGCACGTGGGCCCACCGAAAATGTTTTGGCCCCGGCAACTGTGGGGTCCATCGTGTCGGCCAGTATTTGATTGTAGGGAATAATTTGTGCCTTACGGCCGCCAATATCTACGCCACCAAATCCGTGGGTCGCGATGAGTCCACGATTTTGAAATGTGTTAGCAAGCTCTTTAACTTGCTCTTTGTCTGCGATGTCAAATTTGGGGATGGGTTCAAACCCTTGAGCTTTACCACGAATAGCACCGCCAGATTGGATGTAGTCGTTAATCTTTGCACGTAGTTCGGGGGTTAACTTGCTAGGGTCTTTGTAAAACTCTTCCATCATGCGGTCAAATACTATCTTATTTGACTGGTGCATGGTGTCCTTGCCCAAGATAGGTGTGAAAATTTGATTTTCTGCCCCACCAAATCGCGGGTCTCTTGCAAGATTTGAAATCATGGAGGCGGTGCTTTGGTTACCAGACCCCCACGCACGTCCCTTATATTGTGGCAACGCTAACTGGTTTGCCGAATAACTTGGCCCACCAACCATGCCCATACGGTCGGCCTGCGTTGGCACCAAGTACTGGTCTATATAATTTTGGGCCCAGTCAGATAATTTTTTTGTGGCCTGCCCGCCGTATTCATGCGCGGCCTTTGCCACCTTTCCCCCGGCCAAATGGGCCAGCCCTCCCTTTTTCATGGGGACGGGCATTTGTTCTTCTTGCTGTGGCTGTGCCGCGGCAGGTTGTTGTGACTTGCGTTTTAAATAGTCAAGGTATTGGTTTAATCCCTCGGCGCCGGCGCTAATTGCCGCGCCACCATACCGAGCGGCGGGGTGTGGGAAAAATGACGCGCCAGCTCCCAGCGTGCCAATTGCGCTTAGTCCGCCACCAACAACGTCGCCCTGTCTTAGGCGGTTGTATGCGTCAGCGCCCTGGTATCCAGCGGCGCCACCAGCCAATGCGCGGCCAAGCCATGGCACGACGCCAGACTGTGTAGCGCCACCTAAGAATTGGCCCGCAGCTTTAACAGGGCCGGGGATGGCCTGACGCAATTGAGACATTGCGGATGGTGTTGCCGCGGGTGCGGGGGGTTGTGCGCGGGTGAACCCAGGATATTTTTTATGTAGCTCGGCCTCTCTACGAACGCGTTTAGCGGCCTCGTTTTGGGCCTGGCCATAGTTTTCCCAGTTCTGAACGCTTTGCTCGATGGTAACGCCGCGTGGGTTAAATGGTGTGCCGGCCGCCCTAGCGGCTGGGGCCGTAGTTGTTGGAGCCTTGCCAGCTTGAACGGCCTCAACGCCCTTGTTTACAATCGGCCCAACTACTTCACCAGCAATTGCTCCGCCGATAGTTGGGGTTAATACGTTAATAAGGTCTGCGTCGCTCACTTGTTTTACTGACGTCTCACCACTAGGAACGTTTTGTTGGGCTTCCAGTGTGCGAATGTAGTCAGCAATTTGTTGTGCGTCTTCTTTGTTGCCGGCCGCATCGGCCTGCATCAACGCATCATAGGCTCGCTCTAACTCTTTATCCATTATGGTTTTGTCCTAGGAGGATATTTATTCAACAATGAAGCGCCGGGGTGTTTAGGAGCCGCTGCGGCACCCTTGATCTGAACTTCGGAATCTAAAATTGCGCGTAATTCTTTTTCATATGCCGCAACTTTATTTTCGTATTCTTTTGATGTCCTAAACGCGTCAAAGTCTAATGGCTCGCCGGGCTTCTTGGTGCCGCGATACATTTTGCCTAATTCAGTATCTAGGTTCGCCCTGGCAACTAACATACGCTGGCGTTTAACTAATAGCTCGGGGGTATCTGCCAACGATCCGGCAATACGCTCAAACATTGAACGCTCAAAGTCAGAGACGGAGCCCTGGCCCTGCGATAGCTTAGATGCCTCGAGTGCACCCTTTGCCAAGTTCTGTGCAATCTCACGACGTGCGTTAATTGCTTTTTGGCTAGTTCCTGGCATACTTAATATTAATGCGTCTTCGATTGTCTTGATACCGACGGCACCAGATGGAGTATTTAAACCATCACGAATAATAGTTAATAGTGCGTTACCAACACCTTCCTTAGCTAGAATACCTGTCGCTTCCGGATTGTCTAATACTAATTTTTCTACGCGCTCTGCAGATGTCTTACGCTCAGAAACAGAGGCCGGCTCAGTCGCTGTCTCAAATGAGAGCTGTGCCTTCTGAACGTTCTCTGCCGCGCCCTTAGCTTGTTGTTCACGGAAGGTAGATTTTACTTTACTCTCGGCGTCCATTTGCTCTGGCGTAGGTCTTGGGCCCTTTGCTGCCGTCGTGGTGGGCGTTACAGCCGCCGGTGCGGCTGGTGCCTTCTGACCAGACTCAAACTCGGTGATTGCCTCGTTTACACGCTTACGTGCCTCTTCTGTGTTTGGAATTGGCGCGGTTGGCTCGATGCCTAGCTTACCGGCAATAAACTTGGCGTAGTTGGCGGTAGACTCTGGGCTATTACCTGGAGCAGTTGCCGGCGACCAAGTCTCGGCTAACATGGCCGGGGTGATAATGTTGACGTCACCAAAGCGCTGCTTAACCGCCGGGCTTTGACCACTTAGCTTTATCTTAGTGTCTTCGTCGAGCGCCTTTTGTCCGGCTTCTAATGTGTCAAACTTTAAGAACTCGCCGGTCTTAGGATCTTTTAAATTACCTGGGTTGTTGTTGCGCATGCTTACCGGCTGGCCAGATTTATCTGCTGGCGCGCTCTTTAATGCTTGCTGAGTCTCGGGAGCATCTTTGTATAGGTTTGGATTGGCACGATACTCACGCACTGAAATAACTTTGCGGGTAAATGAGCCATCTGGATTTTCAACAACAACCGGCACCTTGGGAACATCCATCTCAGGGTTGGCGGATACCTCTGCCTGTTTTTGTGCCCAGGCGTTAAATATTTTTTTATACTCTTCGTCTGTTTCAGCATTTGCCAAAGCACGTTTAATCTCTGGTGGAATCTGCATACCACCAATATTATCGCCGCCCAATTCACTTGTTTTGCGGGCTTCAAATCGTTTTTGTCGTTCTTGGGCCGCCCTAACGCTAGCTATTTGGCTGCGCATGTTAAGCAGCTCTTGTGACTCGCGCATCTTTTGTTCGTCGCGTGCCAAAACATTTCGCGTGGGGTCAATGGCGGCGTATGCCAGCGCATCTTTTAATCCGCTGGTAAATAAATTTAGTGGGCTCTCGCGCTCGTCGATGATGCGCTGCATGTTAGCCAAGATGCTTTCTGTTTGCGTTGGGTCTAACGCAACATTTCCGGGAATAGAAAACCCACCCTTACTCTTTGGTGGGGTTACTACCGGGCCCAGACCGCCTTGAACTTGAGTTTCTTCAGCCATGTTTTTTATCAATCAATCAAATGAAAAGTAATCAGACCAATCAGGATAATCTGTTGGGGGCACAAATGTATCAAGGGCGGGAACGCCGCCACCATAATTAAATATGTCGTACAGTTGTTGTTCTGTTATGCCGTCTAGATCAACATCACCTGGATCAACACCCTGTGCTGCCGCAATTTGATTTAGTTGTTCGGGTGTAAATGAGCTACTGCCACCTAAAAACTTGCCAATATCTTTAAATGCGGTTGATAGTCCACCCTTAACGCCTAGATTTTCTAGTAGTTTATTAGCACCAGCCGCGCCACCACCTAATGCGCTGGCGATTGATGTGATTTGGCTAAGTGGTGACATCTGCACGTCGCTGGTTACCGTGGTTGGCACAGTCACGCCGGCCAGTATCTTACCTAGGTTAGCGACGTTAGTAAACGGTGCCAATTGCTGGGCCTGCCCAACGTTCATCGCGTTACTGATTCCCTGCTGTGCCACGTTACCTAAATTAGCCGCGCCGGTAACGCCGGTTGCTTGGTTCTTTAAGAACGCGTCCATTTGATTAGCAAACAGTTGTGCCTGTGCGTCAGCCTTTGCCTTATTGACCGCGGTCTCGCCACGCAGGCTACCGAAGTTACCGGAGGCAATTGAGGACCCCAGTACCGGCGCCGTAATGTTTGGTAGTAATTGCTCAAGCTGTTGGTTTTGCGCTTGAAATAAACCGCCCATGGGGGTTGAAATGTTGGGAGTTACTTGACCGGTTGGAGAAGTGATCCAAGGGTTGGCCGCGCCAGATGAAATGCTTTGGAGAGTGTTTTGAGCTTGTGTAAATGGATTAGAGGCGCCGGGTTGTAGTGTGTTAATTGCGCCCTGTGCCACCGTGCCACTTAACTGAGGCGCGGCCCCATAGGCGGTGGTTGCCTGGTTGACTAGGTTCTGTTGGGCGGTGTCATACCACGACGGCATCGTGGTTTGTTGCACGCCCTTGTTGGCTATAAAATTGGAAAGTCCTGCCATAATTATCTCGCTTTACGTTTTGCTTCTAACAAATAACCAAGTGGGCCCTTACTATCTGGGGGAAGTTCACGTGAGTCTGCGTTACGTTTATGTTCACGAATCACCTGTAAAAATTCATCTAGTAGATGGGCCCCGCTGTCGTTACTTCCGTTACCAAGGCTAGACACAACATCCGCCGGTATTACAAACTCGCCATTCGCCAGCATGGCCGGCACGTCATCGCTTGTACCATCACCGTCGCCCTTTACGTATCTATTTTGTAGGCCACCCTCACTAAAGAACTCTGGGTTGTGTCCCTCAATAGATCCACCATCGGCGTATGTGGCGGGTGCGTTCCAATATTTTTGTAAACCAAAGTCAGACTTACCTCGGATTAGATTTGGTCTTAATTTTGCCAGTCCGGTTACAGTGTCTTGGTAGTTAGTGTCTTTGTATGAATCTACTTCACCCGCCTCAGCATAGTTTTGTATATAACCACCCTTGGCGGCATTAACCGGCGACAGTGGTGAATTAAATTGGTCTATGTTTAGGTCGATGGGCTGGCCACGAACAATTCCAGCGGTTAGGTTTGGTATACCAAAATTTGATAAACCCCCCAGGTCTGATGTGGTTGTTGGTGTTGTGTATTGACTCAAACCCGGAACATTTCTTGCAACCATCGTCCCGCCAACACCGCTTAGCATATTATATACTTGGCGCGCCCTGTTGGCCGCCTTTAGTGCTTCTTGTGCGCTTGGTAGCGATGGGTCGCCACGATCCCACGACGTTGGACTGCCTGATTCGACATCAGTATTTCTGGCCTGCTCTTGGACATCCTGCACTTCGTATTGTGAATCGCCGGGGTATTGTGCTAAGCCACCCTCGTCTATTGGTTCATTTAATAAATACTCACCGTCGGGTGTGTCAACGTATGGGGCATCGAGATCAATGTCAGCATTTAAGCTAGGCAAACCACCTTGATCTATCACATCATTTAATAAATACTCCCCATCTGGCATGTCCACATACGGTGCATCAAGGTTCATGTCAGCACTTAAAATAGAGTCAGCGCCTGCACCAGCGGCGCCAGCGGCATTTGCATAACCCTCAGCGCCGGCGGTAATGTCGGCGTCCCAATTTGGGACACCACTATCAGATAGCCCGCCCTTGCCAATATAAGAACCAGCGGCGGCCAAAGCCGCGCTCTTTAAAATGTCTTCCGGGTCTCTACCTTGTATGGCCCCAGAGGTCGCGCTTGTTGCGGCAGCTAATGCGGCGGCCTGCCCAGCGGTTAATGCCGCTCCTGTAACCATGGGAGCCGCATAAGGGACGGCAACAGATGCAACGGTTGTCCAACCACCAGGAATTGTGTCACCTACAAATTCATCGACGTCTGCTAGTACATCGCCTGCGCCTTGAACCACATCGCTTACCACATCGCCTACGGAACTGACAGCATTCTCTACTATTTCAACTGGATTCCAAGAACCGCCACCACCATACAATTTTATATGGCGATTGCCGCAGTGCTCAAAGGCACCAAGCGGTAGCATTGTCTCGAGGTTATATCTCATACCCGCGCCATCCAGTTAAATTCGGGACGATCAGAGTCTTCAACGGGAACACCTAACCGTTTTAACATCTCTATAATTTCGGCATTATCGGCTTTCCCGTAAACTGCTTCGATGTCTGACGCTTTAATTTTATCTACGAAATACTTAATGGAACGAGCCAAGGTTAAGGGCGCGTCTTCTGTAAATAAATGCAGCTCCATAGCGTGGCCCTCGAGTTCTTTTAGGACAAGCACGGAGTCATTTTTTCTGAGCATGACGGCCACATTTGCTTCGAGATGTTTTCTCAAAGAAACAAGAATTTGATTCGGATCAATGTTACGCTCTATGGCGTCGGCTGTAATAATCTCTGTTGGTGTCATTTGTTTTTAGCTCGCTGCGCCAAAGCGTCTTGCACAACCTTTGCAAATTCGCGGTTTATAGGGTCGGAGTCTTTTGCGTACTTAGCCAGGATAGCGTCGGCGAATGCTTTATCGTTTAGATATTTTAATGTCGGTTGGCCGTGCATATCGCCTCCTTTGGTTAAATGCTTCTACTTATACTAATGCAAGAATCTTGCATTTGTCGCCCTAAATCAAGTAGTTGGGCCGTTTAAAATAAAGCTAAGGGCCGAGGCCCACTCTTGCCAGGTCTCAAACGCCTCTGGGTCTGGGACCGGGTAGCTCTCAAATGTGGTGAGCTGGCTAATGTTTTTAGCGACCAGCTTCCAGTTATTCTCGGTGTCATACATGATCGGCTCTTCGCTAAAGTAGTGCAGGAAGTTACCGTTCCAATCCTCCCAGGACATATACTCTGGGTTGATCGGGAAGAATGTTTGGATACTCACGGACGCTCGTCGCCGTACTCTGCCGTAATCAGCAGGCGGCCCATCTCAAAGTTACCGTCAAGTACGTTGGACTCAAACTTAAGGCGTACTTCACGGTGCTCCACGCGCAAATCAATTTTGCCGGTGTCTGGGTCAAAGTAAAACGGTCCAGAGGTTTCCGTATCTCCGCGGGCAAACTTACGGCCAAGGATAGTCATCGCCATTGTGCCGGACTGTACAAAGTCTGGCTCAATACGTCGTAAGTGCATGCGTCGGTTTACGCCGGTGGCACTATCTTGGGACGGTATACCACCAACCCAGCTAATGTCACAGGTTGTGATGCTAGATGTAATCGCAAACTCTTGGTTAAACGTGACAGCGTTTGTGCCAAACTCATGCTGCCAGAGTGGATATCCACCCTCAATGTAATAGATATAATCGCCAGCTACTTGAACAGGATCAAAGTTTTCTTCTACGGTGATTAAAGTCACACCCTCTGGGTTTGTGGCGGTAATTGCCGAGGTAAACATAAAGACACTTGTCGTAATTTTATATACCGTGGGAGTGCCTGTGTTTGTTAATGATATATAGTCGCCGGCACCAAAGGTAGCCGTCACGTCGCCATTAATATACACCTGGTTATTGTTTGGTGGTGACTCACTGGGTGGCTCATCAATTACCTCAAACGGCACGCTAAATGTGTTAATGTCTTCCCAGCCGGCCCAGATTGGTGTTGGGAACACCTCGGTGGTATAACCACACGACCTACGCGACCCTGGCGCGCTACCAGCGTCGTACCAGATCTTATCCTTGACGTTAAAAATAATTGCGTCGGTACACTCGGTAGCGTCGCCACGTGGATAAAAGAACCAGATCTCATTATACCGAGGTACTTTAGTGGCCCATACCTTTTGGCGCTGTACGAAGTTGAGGTTGTCAAATAGCCAGTTTACGTTCTTATCATTTGGCAGTACAGAGACCGCACCGTTGTATTGGTAGAAACGGTCGACACCCATCCAGTAAAATATACCATCCATCTCAACAAAGCACGAGGATGATATGGTAGAGATCTGGCTAGAAATAATATCATAGCGCCAGTACAGCGGGGTAGTTCCAGTAAACGAGACACGGATCAAACTATCGGTTGCCCAGAACAATCCAGATGGTGAGTTAGTACCACCACGCACCGGTATGCCCTTAACGATCTTAGACGAGGCCATGTTGACCTGGTTAGATGTTGGGCCATTCCAGTCGGTGATCGTTTGCTGATTGTATGTGGTTAAGTCTGCGTTTGTGTCAACGTTGTTGTTAGCAATAAAACCATCCGACCCATACACAAACGTGTAGGGATACAACACGCAAACACCACCATCTACTACGATTGGACGATAGGTTGGGTTTTGACCACCCGTATCAGCCAGTCCATAAAAATTCCACTCGTTCAATGAGTCTGGTAACAGTCCACCAGTTAATACCTGAGTCTGTATGGCGTTGTCAATGTTTACCAAGTTACGGCCGGGGTGTGCTAATACCTGTAGTGACCCACCAGCTGGCGAGTACTGTAAGTCAAACTGCCACAACAAAGTTGGATCTGGCGTAAACGTTACGTCATACAATGACACTGTTGTTGGTGTTCCTGCAATACTAGCGGCCGTTACAGTAACCGTTGTATTTGGTGCTAAATACGTTGCACTTACCACTGTAGTTGAAGTAGTAATGTCGTCGTCAAATATAACCGTCATTGCGGCGGGAAACGCTGCTGTTACGTCGCCAGCAATTACAAAGGTGCTAGTTGTATTTGATACCAACGTAAACGGTGAGTAGCCGGGTAAAATATTTACAGTAAGCGGACCACTGCCAACGCCAAACGTAGTGCCTGTTGTAAATGCTTCTAAACCATACTGATTGCCAACAAAAATATAGTTAACTCCGTTAAAGGAGTTAGATATCATGCCGCGTGGGATGCCGTTAAATGTTGCAAACAGCTCACGGTAGCCGCCCATTTTTCTGGGCGTGCCACGTTGAAAACGGCACCATTCTCCGTCACTAAACTCCCGTGACTCAAATATTGTGCCGTCTCGTTTTATGCCCGGCTGTACGCCAAGCGTGTAGACCAGATTATACTGATCTGGTAGCTTGTTTTCTCCAGCCATTAGAACGTCCCGCCACCAATTAATCCTGCGTTAAATGTTGCTGGTGTGGATACCTGTGGGTCTAATGTGTTAGTGTTATCAATATCTAACATTAATACGGAGTTGGCAGAAAACCCTAAATTATTGGTACCAACCAAATACATACCAGTGTTTGTATCACTTGTAAAAGAAAAAGATGGTGCCGCGGCAGAGCCGTTGTCTGCGTAGTAAACGCCAACAGTTGTCTGGCTAATAACATATAGCTGGTTACCATCACTAAGCGCCAAAATAACACCACCATTACTTAATGCAATAGGTGTCTGTAAGCTACCAGAGATTTGGAACGTTACATTGTATCCCGCCTGTCCCGTATTGTTTACCAACACATACAACTGAGTTGTCGCTGGTAGGGTGACATCCAAGTCAACCGCACGGGTGCCGGCTAATGCAACATAAGTCTGGATAATTGGTGCGTATGATACTAAACTAAATGTGTTACCAACAATTGAGTCCACATCGTATGTGGCGGATGTGAATGTTACATTTGATGGTACAGATAAACCAACGGTAAAGAAGTTACCAGAGGATTCTTGGAAGACAATAAAGCCAGACTCTGCGGGGTTAACGGTGATAGTGGCTAAACTGTCAATTGTTGACGTACCCTGTGGCGTGATTGTAATCGCACCAGTTCCGTTATTTCTAAACGCAATATACCAACCAGTAGTTAAACTAGCCGCCGTTGGTAGTGTAAATGTGCCATTACCACCCGTCCAGACAAATGTAGCGGCACGGCTTGCATCTGTAATTGATGGTGTTGACGATACCTCTACCACGTTTTGTGTGGTGTTTAATTTGCCAGATAGGGCAACTAAACCGTTTCCAGCTAACGAAGCGGCATCGGCGGATGATGTGCCAGCGCCAAAGGTTACATTTTGCCAGACACCAGCAGAAGTAGAGTTATCCGATAGATAAAAATATTTAGATACGCCAGCGGGGATCGACACAGATCCTGTACCAGCAAAGTCTTGTACAGTAAATGCTACGCCACCAAAGTTACGGATTAAAATATCGGCGCCAGTGGTTCCCTGGTTTGCCTCGGGTAACGAGATAACTAAACTAGAAGTAGACGGCGTGCAGTCGATAATACGAGCCGCTGGGACTTGTTGTGGGTTAACAACCGCTGGCCAGTAGAGCTGTACGTTTGCGCTAAAGTTAAGCTCGTAGTACGATACGTCGGTTGGCTGTACGACTGTGCCGGTAAACGGTGATGTGTAGATTGGCATATATTATGGTTCCTGGACCGTAGTATTTCGATCAATACGACGCGAGTTGTCTTCCTTCTTCAACGCGGCTAATGACTCGGTGTAGTATGCTTTCCAGACCGGCAGCTTATCCAACGCCTTTAGATAGCCCTGGGCTTGGAGTAGGGTGCCAAACAACATCGCCTGCGGGCACTCGCGCGTGAACAAGTTGGTCTGGTTAGATGTATCTAATGGCTGGATTAGGCTGTAGTAAATAATTTCTACTGGGTAGTCATCGTCTGGCTTTGGCGCAAAGTTCCAATTGTTGTAGTCATACTCGCCGTAGTACTTTGGCTGTCCGTTGCTAGACTCTGATTGGTACTGGGCAATATAATCCTGTGAGCGCAACAATACCGGCGCGCCGTTAACCTTCATTGAAACGGTTTTGCGCCAGCGTGCTGGTTTAGCTAGCACGTCTTGGTTGGTTGCCAGTGTGGTCTCTACCACAGTTAACTGCAAGAGCGACTTTAACTCTGCCGCAATCGCTGCCTCGGCCAATCCAATTAGGCTGGGGATCTGTGCAACAAACCCGGCGTCGTCACGTTCCATGTAACGCTGGACGTCATCCACCAGGTTGTTGTAGGTCATTACGTATGCGCCGCTCATCGTGTATAGTAGCTGTAGTTAGGTTGGAAGTAAATTGGCGACTTGTCGCGCTCTTCTTGTGCCGCGTCGTACTCTAGTTGGGTGGCCATCTTTTCTAGGTACTGCACGCGACCTAAATCAATTTGTGGTAACTGCAGCGCCAGCTTGTGTGACAGGCTGGCCTGGATCGAACCAATCCAACGGTTTGGTAGGTATAATTCATTTGTTAACGATCCAACGTCTGGCATCTGTGTCTCGACAATTAACTGAAACACCTGGTAGTTATTGTTTGGCACCGGCCACAGGTACATGCGCGGCTCGATCAAACGGTCGAACCAGTACTGCAGCGTGCGCTGGCTGGGGAATTGTTTATTGGGTAGGCTCCAGTAGTCATTACGGTTTAGTCTGGCCATCGGAATAACTTGCTGGCTCTGCGCAAACTGGATGGCACGCAACGAGAAGGTTGCGGTTGTAACCCTGTTCTTTAATCTAAAGAAGTAGAACTGCTGGGTGGCGTTGATGCTAAAGTAGGCCCACTCACGGTCGGCCAGTGTGGTGGACGGGAATGATTCCCACACCGTCCAGTTTGTTCCGTCGTTGCTGACCTCAAAGTCTAACTGATAAGTTGCTGTTGTGCCGGGGCAGTACGCATTAAAGCCAACGTAAAACAGACGTGTCTGGTTGCTGTACGCCGCGCCAAAGAAGTTATTAGCCAATGAGCTGGTTGCAAAAAGATCTAATGTATCGTTTGCGTCTTGGTCAAACAGGTTAACCACGTTTGGGTTTGATGTTGGCAGTAAACCACTATACGATGGGTTGGTAATATAAACCCAGTTTGCCTCGCGCACGTCAATCGTGCTCTCTGGCAACGAAACCCACTGCGCGTTTGTTGGAGCGCCGATGACTTTGTTTTCTAAGAGCCACAGGTTAACGCCACGGTTAGATAGGTTCTGTAAAATATAATACAGCGCCTGCTTACCAGTGTCGATATACTCGGGCGTGATCTCTTCTGCCGTCTTACCAGCATCACGATACGCGTACGAGATCAACTGATCTACGTTGATCTTGGTCTGGTTAATTGTACCAGAGTATGACATAAATTAACGTCCCCTGCCGGATGCGCGTTTAGTTATTTGTTGTGGTAGGTTTGGCTTTGCCTTGCCGGCCTTGATAAACTCTTTGCCAACCTTCTTGGGGATACCAAGGGTTGACTTACCAGCCGCGGCTGCGTACATTGCCTTCTGTTGCTGCTTAGACTCTATTGGCATATTAGCAGGCCTTTCCGCCGCGTTTTTTACCAGTCATTTTACGGTACTTTGCCTCGTAGCTGGATGGGTCTTTTTCAGCAATTCTTTTTTCTTGCTCGGCGGCTGCCTTGTTTTGCTCTGGTGTACCCATTACGTTTTCGTATAGTTTTTTACCGACGGCTTTAATATTGTCTACAATACCGCCGTCAGCATACTTTTTTACTTTACCGCCTTTTTTCATTTCTGAATATTTTTTTATTGTTTTTTTACTAACAGGCACATTTAAAGGATCTATTTTATTTACTTCTTCTTTTATCATTTCTTTTTGCTGGCTGGTGGTCGGTTTTCCTAACGTGCTTTCTCTTGCCACGTCATTTGATACCGATTTGCCAGCGTTATACTTTTTTACTTCACCACCTTTTTTAGCGTAGCCCATCTTGTTACGGACGTTGGTTGGGAGTTTGGCCAGGCCAGGGTTCTCTTCTGCGTCGACAGATTTTAACGAGCCACCCTCAGCACACTTTTTTACATTGCCGCCCTTTTTGAAGGGGGTTGGTTCTGCCATCATAGCGGCGCTTGGGGCTGCTGCCTTTTTGGTTTTGGTGAGCTTAATCTTCTGGATGTCTTTAATATCTGCGGCATCCTTCTTCATCTTGATAGAACCGCCGTCCTTATAGCGACCAACGCATCCGCCCTCTTTCTTCATGCGGCCGCCTTTTTTGAGCTTGGACAGGTTAGTCTTCTCGCCCTCGTGTGATTGCTTGTCGTGCATGGCAAACGCCTTCTTGACGACCTTCTTGTCTTGTGCAATGTCTTCGCTCATCTCTGACTTTTCAGAGTGGCGTGACTTATACTTAACAGCGCCGCCTTCTTTGAAGCACTGCATCTTGGGTGATGTTTTAAAGCCGTCCATGTTAGTTCCTTCAGGTTAATGGTTCTATATCTACTAATGCAAAATAAGGGGCCTTTACGCCCCGGCCAAGAACAGCGAGCGCTCTATTTGTCTACGCTTTTTAAGGACCGGCGGGGTGCTCCAGTTAAGGAACGCGTCGCCTGCCTTGTGCACGTTGCCGTCGTTAAAGTGCTTAACTACCTCAGAGCGGGCCATGTTGTCTGGGCCAATGTTATGGCATAGGCTCATCAAGGCGTCGATCTGGTGCCTCTTAGGAGTGCTGTTTAAAGCCGATTCTAGGGCCGTAGAGCACTTTTCTAGGTCTCGGTGTAGGATACCTATCACCTCGGCCTCAGAAAGCTCCCTATGGAGCAAATGGGCGTCCTTTTGGCGTATTAGGTGACCAATGCCGGTCGTCCACTTACCGCCGGCATCTTGGTAGGCGCGGTAGCGCTTTCCCTCAAAGTGTTCAATTAATTCAACGGTTGAGTCAGCAACCCACTGAAATGGGGTGCTGGCCATGGCCCATTTAGCTAGGGGGTCGTGAAAACACACGCCCCAGACAAGCGCAATCGCGCAGGCGTACACCGCCAGGTGATGTCGTAACATAGAGTCTCCTCGTTAGTTTGCTATATACTAATGCAAATTTATGCTAAGAAAAGGCTCTCGTGCCTGTTTTGTCGATAATAAGCGCCTGCTTACGGGGCGCGGTGTCTTTGGTGTTTGGCACGCTGATATGCGTCCAGGAGCCAAACTCTTCAATGATCTGGTCAAATGGTATTCCTCCATCGATGCAGGCCTGTACGACCTGTTTGGGGGTCAATCCGGGGACTCTGATATCGGCGGCACAACCTATCCTATGCTGGCTAGTGTCCTTGCTACCGACAGAGTCGTTAACTGGTTTAGAGCGAAACGCTGAGTTTACAAGGATCGGCTTGTTAAGTAGCGATCTGACCTGTTCTAGTAACTCTGCGGTGCGTACTAGGTTAGCCGTCTCGGTGGCGTTTGGGGTGTTGTCCAGCCCCTTGCGTTGTGCCACCTCGCTGGCGGTTAGTTCCTCTAGTGTAAAGTTAGGGCTTAGATTCATTCTTGCCTTTCTTCATTTCCATTATCTTCTCCAGCGAGCGTCCGCCGAAATAGAATGACATAATCAGCATGCCCCACTGGCCTAGGAGCTCAACGTAGTTGTTGTTGACCTCGATGTCTGCGGCGCTCATGGCGGCAAATACGGTATACACGATCAGTATAAAGATCAGTGTCAAGGGGCGGATGTTCTTAGACAGCCACGAGTCGCTTGCCATGTCGGCCTGCTGGCGCTTGGTTAGCTCCTGTGCCTCGATGTTGTCGGCGTTTAGCTCGGCCAACTTGCCCTCTTGCTGGAGCTTGATGAGCTCTTGTTGTGCCTTGGCCTTAGCCTCTGGGTCCGGGATCAGCTTATCAATTATCTTGGTGCCGATGTCAAACAGTGCCGTGATCGGGAACATTATTTCTTACCCCTTATGGCCCCACGTAAGGTACCAAGCAATGACACCAGCGACGATAAAGCAGTAGAGCTGAACTCTTTTAATTTCGTGTAGGTCTTTGTTAAACAGCTTTTCATTTTCTTTTTTCTCCTTTAAGAGACGCGCCTTGATGACCTGTATGTCATCCCACGCCTTGGGGCCGTAGTTTCGTGTTACCTCGGCCTTCATCTTTTGCTCGAGGCGCTTGACTTCCTCGATGATTTTAAACTCGTCGAATGCCTTTAAAATGGTCTGGTCGACGTGGACCTTTTGCGCCCTGATGCGCTCTTGGGCGCGTTGCTGGGCTAGGTCGGTTGCTTCTTTTTGTACGTTGGCGATGCTGGTAGACAACTCCTTGCTGACCCCGCGCGCGGAGTCAAGGGTGCTACCAAGAGATTTTGCTCCTTCTAAAAAGCCAAATTGGTCTGACATTATTCATTATTGTAGTTTTATGAGTAGGGCGATCATGGTCGCCACAATGAATCCCACCGACCCGACTAGGATCTGCTCGATGCGTTTTAGTCTTGCGTTGATGCCGGCGTATCGCTCGGCACAGACCGCCTCGTGGGCGGACAGGGCGGCTTCGTTTTTGTCTATTAGTTCACTCATGGTATATTTTATTTTTGTTAATGAATACTACCCAAAAAAGTAAAAACCAGAACAATTCTTTGCTCATGCGGTTCGGCAAATGCTTGTGCATGACGCATTCCTGAAAAGACTACTGCTCTATTTTTTTTAGGATTTGACTGTTTTACAAAATTATCATTTTCATCATAAATTCTTGTAGGGGCATTTGTTTCGTTTAAATGATAAATAAAGTTGTAATGTGGAAAAAGATGATCTACATGAATATCGCCACATTTATCGGGGTGGTAAATTGTATTGTTTACTGATCCTCTAAGGATAGTTTTTACTTCAACATTATTCTTAGAGCAAACTTCTAAAAAAAAGTTTTTTGCGTAATCAAAATAAGGAGAGTTAATAATTCCACCTTCGGGCAAATCATCTTTATTCCTTTGCATTAAAGCATGAGAATAATACATATACTTTTCTGAAGTTTGCCTATTATAAAACAACGGAAACTCATTAGACATCAAAAAATTTAAAAATTCTTGTTGCTCTTTAGTCGGTGAGTAATCAAATTCTTTTAAACAAAAATCAGTCATTTTGTGTCGTTATGTAATTAAACCATCCTGTAATAATATATTTTTCTTGTGTAGGAGAAACAACTCCTCTATGCGTATATGTCCAATCAACCGGCCAAATAAGTGTTTTTCCTTTTTCTGCTTTTGTGATTAATTTTTGATGATAAAACTCAGTACCACCACCATCAGTTACATCATTTAAATATGTCATAAATACTAAATGCCTATTATTTTGTGGAGTCAAGTCAGAAGTTCGTTCTGTGTGCCATTTTTTAAATCCCCCATTAGGCTCATACTTTTGAATGTTAGGTGGTTCTGTAATAACCCAAGGATTGTAGTTATTACAAAATGGGAATTTTTCTATGTATTCGTTTACTATTTTTTGTAAATGCTCACAATATTTAGTTAACAATTCCCCTTGCAATATACAGTCTGTTGAATCTTTAATATTTTTATCTACACCACGCCCAATACTTCCTTCATATTTTGGACTTATTTTATAGTATTCAATAAGTTCGTCACAAAAACTTATATCTTTTAAAAAACTTTCATGTATAAAATTTTCCATTAACCCTCAGTTGGTATTGGTGGTTTAGGCTCGTTAGTAGTTAAAACGCTACCATTCCAAGTAAAGCCAATAGTACCTGCACCTAACTGTTCTACAAGTACCCAATCAGTAATTTTAGAATCAACTAAAACAGCGTTCCAAACCATAGCAGGAGTAGTTGCATCAACTACCTGAATAGACCCTGCGGGTGGTTGCCATGTGTCAGGATTACCATCCCAAAGAACACTATTTGTTACGACATTAGATTCAATTATTAAATAATTTTGAGTAGTCATATTTTCACCTTACCATTCAATCCAAACAAAACCTTGTGAGCCACTACCCCCTGCTTGAGCACCATTGCCCGGTCCGGGATTAGATCCGCCACCGCCTGCCCCATAACCCGAACCTGCACCATTAGTACCACCACCTTTACCAAATGTACCGCAAGCCCCTAAAGTAATATTAGTACTCTCAGTAATATAACTATTTGCTACTGCACCACCTGCACCACCATATCTCCCTGCGGGTGGATCATCTCCTATAAAATAACCATATCCACCACTACCCCCACCTATTGCCCATGCACAACCTGATGTGCCACCACCACCACCCCCACCTGTTTGATTATTGCTATTTGCCGCACTTGCCCCACCACCACCTGATGCACTAACAGTAGTAATAGATTGTGTGCCTGATGAAACAGATGATGTTCCACCTGTATTACCATTTCCACCTGTGTTTCCTGACCCACCACTACCAACAGTAACAGATAAAGTATTTCCTGAAGTTAAGCCTGTTAAATATTGAGTACCATAGCCACCACCCCCACCACCACCTGCGGCTGAACGATTATATACACCATAAGAGTTAGCCCCACCACCAGCACCGCCACCACCTACAACAGTTACTTTAAGTGCAGATACACCTGTTGGAATGGTAAATGTGCCTGATGAAGTAAAGACTTGGCCACGACCGCCTTGGGCTTCTGAGCCACCACTAGATGCGATTGTAATGCTTCCCGATCCGTTGGTTACGGTAATGCCTGAGCCTGCCGTAATAGTTCCGGGGGTGTAACCAGTGCCGTTGCCGATAGGGATTTGTCCGTTAGTTGGGGTTGCTGAAGCGGAGCCTGTTCCACCCATCCCCGTTTGTACGATTGTCAATGCCATTATGGAAGCTCCTTAATAAAATCGTCTGCCTGTTCTTGTGTCATCACATTCCCATCGGCATCTTGCAGTTCTGCACCAGCTAAGACTTCTTTTTTGAAGTTAGCGTAGTCGGTGTTGGCTGGGTCAAACGGGATGCTTGCATTGTCTGATAGACGAACAACCGATACCGCTTTTTCATTAAACGCAAATAGTTTATACATTTTATAACTCCGCACTTAAAGATATCTTGTTGCTGTTTGAAAGTCTTGGAAACCAATACACTGTTCCAGTACTTAAGCCTGAAAAATTTGACATGTCAAAAAATACACAACGAGTATCTCCAACAATTATGCTGACAGACGCAGAAGATTGTGTGTAGTCAGCAGAATATGTGTTACTGATATTTAAAACTCCAGTAGCCGCTACAGTTGGAGTCGTTCTCATTTCTCCAATTAACGCTCCAAACCCCCTAGACTGAGTAGAGCTTGCCGCTGCCCCATTAGCCATAGGTAAATATTGAAAATACCTCTGACACAAAGCCAATTCAGTTCCATAAGGTCTGTAATCAAAGCTAGTAGCTGTAGAGCCTACCTCTAGCTGAACTCCTGTGACATACCATGTTGCCCCGTTTGTGCCAACTACTGATACTGCACCTGTAGTTGCCCAGTATTGATTTCCTGACCAAGAGCCAGCAGTCCCGCTAAAGTCTGTGCCAACACCTAAACCAAAGTTAATGTAAAGTCCAACATTATTAGTTTTATTCCAGTCCCCGCTTGTATCACCAGCAATGGTTACTGACTTTTGTTCCCAAGTATTTGCGGCTGAAATTGTGTAACTAAATGGATAAGACCTTGTATTGTTGTAATTTAATATTGCCGCACCAAAAGTACCTGTTAATGAACTACGCACCCAAAATGACAAAGTAACTGTCTTAGCGTTTGCTGTACCCCAACCTAAATCGGCAACATTGTAGCCTTCTATCTTATGCTCAATTATGTAGTAACTATTGGCACTTAATGAAGTTGCGGCTAAAGATGTAGCACCCAAATAATTAGTAAACCCTACTGGTGGGGTTACAGAACCAGCATTTTGCTGAACAGAGTATTTAGAAGCAGAAGATTGAAAACATTGCCATCTATCTAATGTGTAATCTCCGCTTACTGGAGTAACACTAGCACCAGCATTACGCTGGTCAATCACCATCGCACCATTGATGACTCTATTTTTGAAACCCTGAGATACCCCTGTTGAGGCTTGTTGGGCTAAAGAGACTGCGTTTGTCATTCTGTTGCTCCTAATCTTTGGGCTTGTTCAGCCTTAAATGTTTCGTATGCTTGGCGAACTTCGGTTGTCCATGCCGCATTGCAAATGTCTTTAATCTTTTGTTCTTGGTCGCTAATGTCCATATCAGGAGTTAATACCCAACGATGAAATGTGCGGGATACAAACTCACCATCTCGTTCAATAATGGTAGCCTGACGGACTTGAATATTCCAATCATTTACGACTTCAATTTGGTCAATTTTTGTAGATTCTGTGAGTGCCATTTTTTATCCTTATGCTGATGTAAAGTAACAAAATTGCCAAGGTCCAATTTGGGTATTGTTGTTAACTATTGAATAATCAGAATTTGTTGTTCCAGTATTATTGCTAGACCATACTCTAGCAGATGTACTACCAATATTTACATAAGCACCCAATGCAAAATTATTTGCTGGCAAAGTCACAGCACCATAATAAAAATTATGTGCCGAATAACTTGCTGTTTCGTTTGTAACTGTAAATGGAAATCCTTGAATTTCTACATCTCCAGTCCAAGAACCTTTGTTTGTTAAAACAAGATATCCAGTTAGCAAAACAAATCTACCAATTTTTACATACCGACCACTTTGAAGTGAATATGCTTGAGAACCTATTGAACCGCCTGTCCCAACAATAGTTGGTGTCCAAGTTCCTTCTTCATAATCATCTAGCGTATTAGCGTCTGTGCTTGCTGATTGAGTAGCTGGAAATGTAATACCAGCACCTGATGCGGCTGGAGTGGCTCCGCCCACGCCAAGGGTTGTTGTAACCGATGGGGTTACTAAAGATAAACTAGAAGATAAATATGCGGAGTTTACCGCACCAGCCACCGCTGGAATCGCATTGAGCACGCTCGACACGAAGAACGACTCGGTGACCACCAAGTCGCCCGAAGATGCTGGGTTGGCTAGTACGACCGTCGTGCCACTGGTCGCTGTGTAGTCAGATGTTCCCAGCAACGCTCCGTTGCGATAGACGTTGATGTAGCCGGCCGTGTAGCTTGGTACCGAGAAACTTGTCTGCCCTGCCGTTGCGGTGAACTCGGTGACCGTGCGGTAGGCAGTAGTTGCCACGCCACTGGCAGGGATGCCTAGGAAGCGTACCGAGATGTTGCCCGTGCCCGATGGGGGTGCGGCGGAGAACGTGAGGGTGGTCCCGCTGACGGAGTAGGTCGTCGGGTCTTGTAAGACGCCAGAGACGGAGACAAGGATCGAGCTAGTCGTTGCGGGTGCTACAGATAACGTAAAGGCGGTCTGTGACCCAGTACCATTAAACTGGTCTGTTATGAACGCCGCGGTGGTTGGTTGTGCGCCTATGTATGACATAAGTTATTCCTTCGGGAAACGGTCTTTTACTGCTTGAATCTGGGCTTTCCATGCGTCTATGCCATCATGGAAGATGGTGTCAAACTGGTCGGCATATGAGGGGTAAGCTGCTGCTCTTTGTGCTTTGTACTCATTTGCTTTGACGTAGGCTTCTACGGCTACTTTGTCGTATTGGACTTCGTTACCGTTAGCATCGTAAGCGACATCGCCACGAACAGTTACTACGGATGGGTTAAGAGCAAAAATAGCATCATTAGTTCTCATGCCGCAATCTCCAATAAAGTAATTGTTGATGTAGACCCATCACTATTTACGCTAACAGAAGCAGCTACTGCTTGCTCGTTACCGAACTGAGTTTTATATGTTGTTGCTGAAGTTGTCGCTGGAGAATCTACATACGCAGAGGATACTCCACCAATCCAGTTGTAAGTACTTGATTCTGTATAACCACCATAGCCTTGGATTTTTATTAAAACAGTAGAGTTTCGCAATAATTGAATTTTTGCACCCGCCCCATTAGCACCCGGACCTTTTGAAATACCATTTTGACCAACTAACACAAGAATTTTACTTGTAGCCGATGTGGGTGTAATAGTGGCACTTAGCCCCGAATCAATATAGGTTGTTCCTGAAGTGGTAACACTAGTTGAAGTTGAGCCAGTAACCACTTGCAACACAGAACCCGCTGGCAACTTAGCTGCACTCGGAACCCCGCTTGCCAAAGAAGCATTTTGTATTGTACTTACTGGCATTATGGTAACTCCTTAATAAAGTCTTTTGCCTGTTCTGCGGTCATGGTATTGCCGTCTGCATCCTCCAACTGCGCCTTGTCTTCGAGGATGGCGGTCTTGAAGTTAGCGTAGTCTGTGTTGGCTGGGTCAAATGGGATACTTGCCCCGTCTAAAGACCTTTTAACAAT